GCGCATCAGGCCGCGGGCAATGGCTTTTGTGTTCGATGACAAAGAGCCTGCGCTGTGGACAGGTGCAGTGTCTCGAAGACTGGCAAAGCTAGTTGGCTGGCGGGGTGCCTGCTATGTGCGAGCCCGCCAACGTGCTGCCAACGGCTGGATCTACACAATCTACGGCCCATACCTCAACGAGAACCGTGCTCAAGAGGCGGCTATTCTCTGGCAGTGCTACGGGCTCGATCGCGACGAGGAGGAGCGCTGGGTCATGCAGATCAACCAGTGGGCGGAGCGGCTGTTCGCTGGTGAGTACGATGATCAACTCACAAGGAACATCGAGGACGGTGAGACCGTTGGCTCCTGACAAAGCCTGGAAGGCGACGGAGCGGGCTATAGCAACCCGCCTTGGTGGCGAACGTGTACCGGTGTCCGGTAGAGGCGATGGCCCGGACGTGGCCCACGACTGGTTGTCGGTGGAGGTCAAGCATCGCAAGACCTTGCCGCTGTGGCTCAAGGGCGCGATGGCCCAAGCCGTTGCGGCGGCCCGTGGCGATCAACTGCCGGTAGCGGTGCTGCACGAAGCGGGGGCGAAACACGAGAATGATCTGGTGTTGTTGAGGCTACGCGACTTCATCGATTGGTTCGGCGGTTGACTGGACTGCAGCAGGTCGAGTATACTCTGACTTCATCGATTGGTTCGGCGGTTGACTGGACTGCAGCAGGTCGAGTATACTCTTCACAGAGAAAGCGCATATGAACTCTGAGCGAGACAGCGCTCACGCGGCACAGGCCGCTGTGGGCGCTTTTGCGTTAGATAGGTACTGGCGGTGCTCGCAGTGTGGCAAGTTGCTGGGGGAGCTGACGGAGACCGGGTTGTTGATCCGGCATGGGCGCTTGCGTGTTGTCGCACCACTGCCGATCAGACGACGGTGCGAGCGGTGCGGGATGTGGAACGATTTGGTGAATCCATTGTCGGTGAACGGGGGAGCTAGTGGCGAGCCGAACGCCAGCTAGGAAAATCACAGCCACGGAGCGTGAGCGCCAGGCTCTGGAGCTGCGACGGCGCGGGCGGAGCTACGAGCAAATCGGCCAGGAGTTGGGTATGAGCAGGTCCGGCGCCTGGTATGCCGTGCAGCGAGCCATGAAGCGCTCGCTCAAGATATGCGACGCCGAGGCAGAGTACAACCGGCAGTTAGACCTGCAACGGCTTGATGTAGCACTGGACGCGATATGGGATCAGGTCCAGGCCGGTGAGTACCGTGCTGTTGATCGGCTGATTCGCATTCTGGAGCGCCGGGCCAGATTGCTCGGGCTGGATCGGGGCACACAGGAGGAGCAAGACGTTGGCACTGCTCTCGCGCAACTCTTGGAAAGACTTGCTGATTCAGGCAGTCGCCCAAACGAGTGATGCAGTGACCTTTGCCCGCGCCTGGCTCGACTGGGAGCCGCACCCTGGCCAGGTGCGCTGGCTAACGGCGCCGCAGCGGACAACGGCTGTCTTGGTGACCGGCAGACGATGGGGCAAGTCGGAGGCTGCTGCGATCCAAGCGCTGTACTACGCCGTGTTCCGGCCCAAGACCAGACAGGGCATTGTCTCAGTGACGCTAGATCAAGCCAGGCTGTCGTTCGACGTGGCATTGATGATGACGCAGCGGCAGCCGCTACTGGCTGCCCTTGTAGATAAAGTGCGGGAGACACCGTTTCCGCTATTGCGCTTCAAGCACGGCAGCGAGATCACGGTGAGAACAGCGGCACGAGAAGGCATCTATCTGCGTGGTCACAAGTTTCACCGGATCATTGTGGACGAGGCGGACTATCTCTCCGAAAAGCTGATCAACGAAGTGGTGCGCATGACGTTGGCGGATGTTGGTGGCCAGCTTGTGCTGATCTCGACGCCCAGGGCCAGGCGCGGGCTGGTCTATCGCGAGCTGCAGCGTGCATTGGCAGGAGACCCGGGGGTATACGGTCAACAGGGGGCAACATGGGAAAACCCCTATGTCGATCACGATTACATCCGCTCGTTGCGGGACCGGATGACTGCCTCGGCATGGCAGCGCGAAGTTGAGGGCATCTATGCCGATGATGACGCAGCAGTCTTCGGTTGGGCACACATCCAGGCGGCGTACGAGGAGGCGACTTGGTCCTTGCCGGAGCAGCCGGTGAAGGGACGACGTTACGTGGCAGGATGGGACCTCGCCAAGGCCGAGGACTGGACGGTGGGGACTGTGCTGGATGCTACGTACAAGCCGTATCGGCTCGTCTACTTCGAGCGTTTCCAGCGGGTTCCCTGGCCGGCTGTGGCGGAGCGTATCCGTGAGGTTCACCGGCGCTATCAGTGCCACCAGACATTGATTGACGCCACCGGTATCGGTGCGGCGGTGCTGGACGAGGTACGCGATGTAGCACAGGGATTCGTGTTCACCGGCCGCAGCAAAGTGGATCTGATCACGAACTTGCAGGTGGGGCTTGAGAAGCAAGATGTGCTGTTCCCGTTCGTGCGTGAGCTCGTGGACGAGTTGCAGAGCTATGCTTGGGACGACAAGGCCTTGGTGACGGATTGTGTGATGAGCCTGGCGCTTGCTGTGTGGGCGGCGAGCCCGCGGGGCATCATCACGGTGGAGGAGTACTGATGGTTCAGGACATGCGCCTGGAGGCGCAGATCGCTTACCTGCGTTGGCTGTCGTTGGAAGAGGCTGCCGAAGAGCAGCTCGTGCGGACGCTCCGGGACTACGCTGCGGGCGCGCACCCGGTGTATCTCACCGAGCGGCAGAAGCAGTTCATTGGCCTCAAGGCCAGCACCACTGCCAGGCTCTACAGCCACAACTTGTGCCAGTTGGTGATCGATGCAGTGGTGGAGCGGCTCTCGGTTGTGGGCTTTGCGCCGTCACTGGCGGAAGACGAGGAAAGGTTCTCTTCCCTGGAGCGGTGGCTTGATGTCTGGTGGGAGAACAACCGCACCGAAGCCCTGCAGGACGAGGTGCACGAGGCTGCCTTGCGAGACGGCGCAGCCTATCTCGTGGTGGACTGGGACAGCGAAGAGGGGCGGCCCCGCTGGACGCTAAATCTCAAGAGCGATGGCACACAGGGCATCAAGGTGCATCGGGACCCCAACAACGGCAGGGTTATTTTCGCAGCCAAGAAATGGCAAGTCTACGACCCCATCAACACTGAGAACAACGGCCGCACGCGCTACACGCTCTACTTCCCCGATCGTGTGGAGAAGTACATCTCGACCCGCGATTCTAGCGCTGGCATCGGTGGCACCATCTGGGAACCTTACAGGGACAGCGAAGACGAGCCCTGGCCCATCCCCTGGGTAGATGACGAGGGCAAGCCGCTCGGTGTGGCTGCGGTCGAGTTTGCAAACCCGGGTGGCAGCGAGATCGCTGGTATGCTGCCTCTCCAGGACATGCTCAACAAGAGCGATTTGGACTTGATCGCTGCTACGGATGCCAGTGGCTTCCGGATTCTGTTCGCAAGTGGGGTTACCACAAGTGTTGATCCGACGACAGGGCAGACCGAGAGTCTGACAATCAGGCCAGGCACGTTGCTCCGTTTCCCGAGCCAGGATGCGAAGCTGGGTGTCATCGAGCCGATCGACCCGCGGCTGCTGATCGCATCGTGCAAGTACTGGATCGAGAGCATCGCCGGGGTGACACGCACGCCGCAGTATCTCTTCCAGGCTATTGGCGCCGATCAGCCGTCGGGAGAGAGCCTTCGGCAGCAAGAAGTCGGCCTGGTACGCAAAGTCCAGCGCCGGCAGCAAGTGTTCGGCAACGCCTGGGAGGACGTCATCTACATGTCGGCCAAGTTGCACAACCTCTACCGGCCCGGCGAGGCGGTGGAGGTGGTTCGGCTGCAGACGGAGTGGGCCAAGGCTGAGGAGTTCGTTGACGAGATCGAGCAGCAACGGCGGCAAGCGGAGACTGCTCTGATGTGGCAACAGGTAGGTGTGAGTCAGGAGACTACTTTGACCAGGTTGGGGTTCGATCCCGAGTTGGAGGCGGAGCGGCGACAGGTTGGCTCGGCGCAGATGGGCGAAAGCCTGCTGCAGGCCTTCGAGCGAGGTGAATGACGAAACAACGGGAGACAGCAGTCCTTGCCATGAGCGATTTGCACTTCGGCAAGGCGACGGCTACCTACAACCCGGACGTTTTCCGGAAACGATTGGCTAGGCTCGGCGAGCGGCTGGGACGTATTCACGACCTTCTCAGCGATTATGAGTTCGATGAGCTGGTCATCGCCTGCCTCGGCGATGCCAATGATGGCACCGATATCTACGCCACACAACCCCATCACCAAGCGATTAGCAACGTCGAGGAACAAGCAATCGAGCTGGCGCGGCTGTTGGACAAGTTTGGTGTATCTCAGGCAGATGTGTGGGGCAAGGTACGATGGGAGTGTGTGCCCGGCAACCACGGGCGTTCGGGAGCGCGGGCGGCGGAGGCAGCGAACTGGGATATAGTAGCGTACAGATACCTGGCGATGCTGAATCGAGACGATCGTGTCCAGGTGCACGTGCCTGAGCAGAGGCACGGCGACGTATTCTTACGGCTGATGCGTATTTATAACCATGGATACTTGCTGTACCATGGTCACGACATCCGCTCTTACGCAACCATCCCCTGGTACGGCATGAGTCGCCGTCTCATGATGTGGAGCATCTCCAAGAAGGTCGCCGGGTGGCAGGTGGGGCTTATGGGGCACTTCCACACGAGTGGCATGTGGCGGATCAACAGACTCCAGATGTTGTTGACTGGGACGATGGTCACAGACGATGAATGGGCCTTGAGGACGCTGGGGTGGGAGTCGAGTAATAGTTGGTGGCTCTTTGGGGCGAGCAGAAAGCGCCCAATCACTTGGACCTTCGAGTTGGATCTGGTGAGCAATGCCTGAACCAGAGGGGCAGATCTTCGAGATAGCGGGCCGGTTCAGGCGCGAGTTGTTGCGGCGTGAACGCGCTGCTGCCAGCGAGATGGTGCGCTACTATGGCGACGTGTGGAGGCGGATCAGGGAGCAAGTAGACGATCTCTCCCGGAAGATCCGCGAGGCCAGGGAGGCGGGCGAGGAGGTGAGCCCTGCGTGGCTGTTTCAGCAGCGTCGGTTAGAGTCGCTGCGGGCGCAGGTGGAAGCGGAGCTGCGGAACTTTGCCAGGTTCACTGAGCAGCGCATTCTGGAGCAGCAGGCCGAGGTGGTGGCGGCCGCCCAAGAGCACGCTGAGCAACTGGCCCTGGCTGGCTTGGGGGAGCTACCAGAGGGCGTTCAGGTGCGCTGGGACAGGCTGCCGACGGAGGCGGTTCAGGATCTGGTCGGCTTTCTGCAGAATGGCTCGCCGTTGCGGTCACTGCTCGACGAGTTGCCGGACGAGACAGGACAGGCGGTGGCCGATGCCTTGGTGCGAGGAGTAGCTCTGGGCCTGAACCCGCGCGAGGTGGCCAGGCAAGTGCGGCGTGAAATGGGGATGAGCCTGGCGCGAGCTCTGCGCATTGCTAGAACCGAGACGCTGCGGGTCTATCGCGAGGCAACCCGGCGGAGCTTCCAGGCGAACAGCCATGTCGTCAAGGGTTGGATTTGGCATTCGGCATTGGATCGACGGACATGTGCTATGTGCTGGGCGATGCACGGGACGAAGCACAGGCTGAGTGAGCGGCTCGATGATCATCCGAACGGTAGGTGCGCCATGCTTCCCTGGGCGGCGACTTGGGCCGAACTTGGGTTCCGGGGAGTGTCGGAGACACGAGTGGTTGTGGAGCCTGGGCCGGAGGTGTTTGCTCGTCAGCCGGAGGAGGTACAGCGGGCTGTACTGGGTAATGCAGCCTATGAGGCGTACAGGGCGGGTGCGGTGAGCCTTCAGGACTTCGTGGGCAGGCGCAGAAGCAGGGAGTGGGGGACGACTCGCTACGGCAGAAGCTTGCGAGAGATACTTGGCAGCGAAGAAGCGAGGCGGTGGATGCAAGGAAGAGCAGGCAACGTGCCCGTGAGTAGCGGCGGCTCGGAATCGCCACGGGCCAGAGTGGAGCGGCTCATCCAAGAGGGCAAAATCTCGAGAGAGGCTGTAGCCGAGGCAGAGAGGTGCTGGCGAGAGCGGCTTAGTCGCGGCATCGAATTACCAAGTGGCGAGATCGTTAGAGTCACTTTCAACGACCTGTATCATGTGATTGTCGATCGTCGTATTTTGCTGCGCCCCGAGCGAATCGAGGCGGCACTCACAAGTGCGTTTGAGATACGAACTGCTCGGCAAGAGAGGCGACTGGTGTTTTCCAGGTGGCGGGAGGGCGAAGCAGAAAGATTGGCAGTAGCTGTGCTGGACGCTGACTTTACGCTGAAGTCGCTTCACCTGATTGACGAAAGACGGTTACAGCGGTATACTAGGCATAGTGGAGACGTGCTATGGAAACGGTGAGAGCTACAGCCACCTGGAGTCCAGAAGCCGATCGGTTCTGTTTGTGGGCCGAAGAGACAGCTGGCAGCGCAGTAATACCTGAACCATTGGAGTCTGACCCGCTGGCCGCGCTGCTTCTCGAGCTCGATGAGAACGAAAAGGAAACGGGGCGAGTTGCTGGTTTCGAGGACTTGTCGAAACTCGACCTGTTGTGGCAATTGCCAGGCTGGGAGGCCTTGCGGCTCGATCAGCTCCTGAAGCGCATCCAGAGAAGACTGCGTGAAACCACCACAGTGATGGGAGCTCCCCAATAGAGTTTGTCAGGCAGGTGTTGACAAAGGCAGATTCGTTGCAGTAGACTGGTAACCAACTGAATAAAGGCTCACGACAAGCCACTGTCGTGCAGGCAACAGGCCTGCGGGCAGTGGCTTTTTGGCGTTCTGGAGGTGTTTATGCCCATCAGCAACAAGCCCTGGGGCCGGATCAGTGAGAGCGACTACAAGGATGCAGCGGCATTCTGCAAGGCATGCCTTATCGATCTGAACGAGCCAGGCGAGGAGAAAACGAAGGCTAATTGCAAGCTACCAGTTTACGAACCTGGCGGTGCCTTGAACCGCAACGCTGTGCACGCGGCTGCAGCCGCCCTCGCCGGCGCGCGAGGCGGAGTGCAGGCGCCGCCGGAGGAGAAACGCAAAGCGGCCCGGAAGCTCATCAGACTGTACAGGGAGCTGGACGAGGAGCCGCCGGAATCACTACGGAGAATAGCAGGAGGCTAGATGCCCGATCAAGACACTGTGGGCCAGGAGCCCAACGACAGCGGCCAGGAGCCGCAAACCGATCAGTCCTCATCCGCGGGGACTGATGCTCAGGACGGCCAGGAGCCGAAGCCGGAGCAGTTCGACGCGGAGTACGTGAAGAAGCTTCGTTCTGAAGCTGCAGACTACCGCAAGCGCCTGCGGGAACTTGAGGCCAAGGTCAAGGCCGACGAGGAAGCGAAGCTCTCGGAGCAGGAGAAGCTGCAGAAGCGACTCTCCGAGCTGGAGCGGGAGCGGGAAGCCTGGGCACTGGAGCGCCAGGAGCGCACAGTGCGCTACGAGGTGATGCTTGCGGCCAGCAAGCTGAACATTGTCGACCCTGAAGCAGCCTACAAGCTGCTCGACCTGTCCACGCTTGAGTTCGATGACGAGGGTCTGCCGACCAACCTCGACAAGTCTTTGAAAGACTTGTTGAAGGCAAGGCCGTACCTGGTCAGGGCGCAGCAGCCGGCCAGCATCAACGCTGATGAAGGTCGGGGGCAGAAGCCGAACGTGGATCCGAAGGCGCGGGAAGCGGAGCTGCGACAAAGGTTTCGATTCTAGAAAGAGGTGAGAAATGGCTGATTTGAGCGTTACAGCGGCAGACGTCAGACCTCTCCACGGCGCTGTCATCCGGCGCTACACGGCCGGAGGTAGCGTGGACATGGGGGCTGTCGTGTATGTGGATAGCAACGGTGCCGTTCAGGAAGCGGATGGGAGTGCGATCGGCACTGCCAAGCCAACTGTAGGTATTGCTGTGGCTACGCCAGACGGGGGCACCTCGGCCTCATCGGGCGAGAGTGTTGACGTTGTAGTTCACGGCCCGGTGGCTGGTTTCTCCAGTATGACGCCCGGTACCATCGGGTTCGTATCCGACACTGCGGGGGCGATCGCAGACAGTGCCGGCACCAAGGCGTTCATTGTGGGCTACGCAGAAAGCGCGAGTGTGTTCTTCGTGCGCCCACAAGTCGTTGATCTGACCTAGGGGGGCGGGAGATGGCTACATTAGGACCGAATGATTTGAAACAGTACGCTCTCCCCTCGACGTGGGACGCGGCCGAGCTGAGCAAAGTCCGTCTGCAGAGCGGGGAGACATACGAGCAGTTCATCAATGATGTGACCGCAGCCTTGGCCTTGGCCAACACGGAGCTGTTGCGTGATTCGCTCCTGGGTGGGCTCATCAGCACTACTACTGACATGGTGCTGGAGTACCGCAGCGGGGTCAGCAACGGGTTTGAGGTGGCTACCGAGTACGGACGACCTGACGCGAAGCGGGCTGCCACTACGGGGCATATGCTGCCTCTCACGGAGTATGACCGCGCGCTCGGCTGGACCTGGATGTTCTTGCGCAAGGCGAGACGAGCGCAACTGGACGCCGACATCGCATCTGCGATCGCAGACGTCAAGAACCTGTGGGCCCAGAAGATTCTGAACAGGTTGTTCGATAGCGATGCTGAGACGGTGGGCTCCTCCGGCAGCAGTGTGCCGTTTGCGGACGGTGGCAGCGCGGACAGCAACTACGTGCCGCCGCCGGTGCCGGATCGTGGAGGCACCTTCACGAGTTCACACAGTCATTACCTGCGCCTTGACGGTATCACGCAAGCCAACCTGGAGACGGTCGTCAAGCATTTGTGGGAGCATGGCCACGATGCGCCGTACGAGCTTCTGGTGGCTCAGGCTGACATCGGCTCCTGGACGGATACGACCAGCGTCACGGGCTACATTCCCAGGCCCGATCCGCTGCTTCGCTACGGCTCGACTCAGGATCTGGCGAACGTCACCGAGGACTATCTGGGAGCGGTCGAGACCGACTACGGTGCTTGCCGGCTGAGAGCAAACGGGCGCATTCCCACCAAGTACTGGGCAGTATACAAGAGTGCCGGGTTGCTGGATCAGCGCAACCCGCTGCGGGTGCGCTACAACCCTCGCATGGGTATTGGGGCTGTCCTGCTGGCGGGGGACCACATTCGTGAGTACCCGCTGGAGAACGCGATCATGTGGTTCGAGTTCGGCGTCGGCGTTGGCGAGGACCGGACGGCAGCAGTGCTGGTTTACAACCACACCAGCGGCAACTACACGGACCCGACGATTAGCTAGTGGATGGGGGGCGGGAATCCCGCCCCGAGGAGGTGAACATGAGAATGCGCTGGCGCGTCGGGATGACGCTTGCTCTGGTAATGGTTCTGGTAGTTGTCATGGTCACGGATGTTGGTGCAGCCGGAGCCGTGACGACGCTGCGCTATCTGCGAGTCAAAGTGCTTGCTCTCTTGGAGGGCCCGGTCCTGGCGCGCAGCTATGTTGAGGTCGCCGGCCCGACGAGCGTAGCGACATCGCAGCCGGTGCTTCAGGTGGACAGTGCGGGTGTATCAAATCTTCTGGAGATCAGGGATGCGGCAACGCCTGTCTACCAGGTGCATGATGGCGGCAACGTCACCGCCAGTGGGGGGCAGGCGATCAACAACTGGGTGAAGGTGGCAGCACCTACCGCTATCACTACAGCCACCCCGGCGATGGTAATAGATAGCAGCGGGGTGAGCACTTTGCTGGAGGTGCGCAAGGCTGCTACCCCTGTGCTCGAGGTGCTGAATGCCGGAGGCCTCCGCACGCTGGCCAACGCGGAGAACGTCAACCTCCCGTCTGTAGTGTCGGAGGGTGTCGATATCGACAACGAGACCTCTCCTGTGACCTTGTTCACGGTTGCTGACGGTGAGGTCTGGCTGGTCTACACGTGTGTGGCCAATGTCCTTGCTGACTTCGACACTGGCGCGAACAACGATGCCACGTTCCAGGTCGGGGTCTCTGGCGCAGCGGACATGCTGCTGGACCTGATAGATGCGGAGCTGCAAACGGCGGATGCAGACGATGGCGGTCCTGCAGGCTGGCAAGGTCTTTCGGAAAGCACTCAGGGTACAGCTTTGGATGATGCCTCCGGGTCAGCGATAACCGTCTTTGCGCCTTCAGGTAGCGATGCCAATATCATCGCTACCTTCGCCGGCACGGGTCTGGCCGGGGACGGCTCGGCGGCTGACGATATCACGGTCTACCTGGTCTACTGGAGGATTCAGTAATGCCACCACGCACGCATGAAGCGGCCTTCCTGCAAGCGATCCTGGGAGAGCTCAAGGCGATCCGTGCTTTGCTGGAGCGACACGTTGCAAGTGCCGCTGCCCGAGGAGAGGTGAAGGAAGTCGCCTCTCCTCGGCGGAGGAGCAACAGGAGAAAGACGACAGGAGCCTAGGCTATGGCCTTCACGTATGACCTGGCGACAGACGTCGGGAAGGTTCGGTTTCTGATCCCGGACCATGATGCGGACGCTTACGAACTCGAAGACGAGGAGATCGAGTACTTCCTGGACGAGGCCGGCACGGTCGGCGCCGCAGCGGTCAGGGCTTGCAGATGGTTGGCGCGCAAGTACGCACAGAGAGCGAGCTTCGATGCGGACGGGCTGCAAGTGCAACACAGCGAGCGAGCCAAGGTCTATGCAGCGAGGGCCGAGGAGTTGGCCCGAGAGCTGTTGGGCTCGGTGGGTACGATCGGCCTAGAACGGGAAGACGGCTACAGCGATGCAGCCACAGCGAGCGAATACTTAGGTCGCATTGTCTACATCGAGGTGTAACGTGAGGATGTGAGACATGAAAGAGAACGCTGTAAGCGCGGGGCTGGCAGTCGTGCTAGCTGGCGCCATGACACTATTCGGAGGCTGGACGACTGCCATGACGACGCTGGTGATGCTCATTGCTCTCGACATCGTGTCTGGTTTCGGTCGTGCTTTCATCCAGAAGCAGTTGTCCAGCAAGGAATCGTGGTTCGGAGTTACCAAGAAGCTGCTGGTGTTTGTGGCTGTGGCGCTGGGCGCGCAGATCGATGTGCTACTCGGCAACAGGAGTCTGGTGCGCGATGCGGTCGTTGCCTTCTACTGCGCCAGCGAGGGTCTGTCCGTGGTGGAGAACCTCGTGGCATCAGGTTTACCTGTGCCTGAACAACTCAGGTTAGCTCTCAAGCAGCTCAACAGCAAGAAGTACGTGGAGTAGGGAGTGCTCACGGCAAACGACCTGGCTGCAATCCGACAGGCGCAGGAACAGGCTATGCCGGACAGCTGTACGATCCAGCGACGGACGCTGACATCGGACGGGATGGGTGGCTACACGGAGAGCTGGTCCGACCTGGCCACGGGGGTGAAGTGCAGGCTGAGCCCAGTGCGCAGCATCAGCCAGCTGGCCGAGCGGGTGGTGGCGGAGCAGTTCGTGGGGCGCACGCTTTGGCAGCTCACGCTGCCTGCAGGTCAGGATGTGAGTCACGATGACAGGGTAGTCGTCGGCGCTACGACGTATGAGGTGATGAGCGTCAACAGCGGTGGTGCTTGGGAGGTGGCTAGGCGGGTACTCCTGGCGTTGGTGGACTGATGGCAATCAAGACTGAGTTCAAGCTGGTCTTCGACCGCTTCCCAGAGGTCAGGCGCAAGGCGCCGCTTCAGGCCAGGGCGGCGGTCAAGAAGACGACTTTCGACTTAGAGGCACGGGCCAAAGCCAAGGCACCCGTGGACACGGGGGCGCTCAAGAATAGTATCCACAGCTACTTTGAGAATGATGGCTTCACGGGCATTGTCGCGCCTGGTGTGCACTACGGGGTCCAGCCGCCGAGGAAGTGCGACCTGGCTTCATAACGGCTATGGAGAAGCTGCTGGAATGATAGAGAGCGCGCGGGTGGAGCAGTGGCTATACGAACTGCTCGCTGGGGATCAGACCCTAGCCGGATTGGTGTCAGGGCGCATCTATGGCTATCTTGCCCCGCCCGGGGCGGCCTTGCCGCTGGTGATCTACAGCTATCAGTCGGGCCACGACGTCAGAGGGGTGGGGCCGACGCGCGTCATGGCCGAGGCCACTTACCAGGTGAAAGCTGTGGACCGGGGACCTAGTTTTGCTAATGTGAAAGCAATTGCCGACCGCTTGGACTCTTTGCTTCAAGGGGCTTCGGGCGACGTGGTGGATGGCCAGGTTCTCATGTGT